TGTGGGTCTGCTGTTGTCATATCTGTGTAGTTGCTAGGCACAGGGTCAGCATCACTATTAATTACTTTTGTTATTACTCCGTTTTCAGTTACTGCATATTTTTTCATTAATTCCACTCCACATAAACAAATCCATCTTCACCAGGTGCTGAATCATCAGTGCTATGCCTATTACCATCTGCTCCACCTGTACCAATAGTTATAGTGTAACTTGCTCCATCTCCTTCAAAGTTAGAAAAAGTTTTTTTAGCAAAGCCACCACCGCCGCCACCTGCACCGCCGTTTCCTTGACTACCATTAGTTACTTGACTACCTTGAGCATCTATGTGGTAACCGCCACCTTGCCCACCACCGCCTCGTGATGAGTTGTAACCAGTTTCACCTGTGCCACCTGGGTCGCCACCTGCTCCACCAACACCATTACCACCACTACCACCACTACTACCTGTAGAACCTGTAGTGTTTGTATCTCCGCCACTTGCAGTTCCACCAGAACCACCAGTACTTGGGTGTCCAGTATTTTCTGGTGCACCATTACCACCATTACCTTGTATAGTCGTAATGCCAGATTTAGCTACACTAGATAATCCACCATTAGAACCAGCAGGACCATTTACATTGCCTGTTTTTATGTCTCCATATCTACTACCTGAACCACCCCCACCTGCTCCGTATACACGGAAGATAAGGTTGTTGTAGTAGACCCCAGATTGTAGTGTAAATGTACCACTAGATGTAAAGGATTGGTTACCAGCTGTTACGTCTGGTATACCACCTGCTGCTCGTTGACCAAAGCCACCTGCACTTCCTGAACCTAGTGAACCTATTATTGGCATTATGCAAATTGCGTCTGTGCTGCAAACACAGTAAACGCTGCGTCTCCTGTCTTAAATATAGAATATGTGTATGCATCTACACTGTTAGCATTCCCACCACTAGGTGCTGAACCACCTTGCCATTCTGGTGTAACGCCACTACCATCTACTTGTACTGCATTGTTGTAATATGCAGAACCTCCGTTGGTAACTAGATGCACTACTGTAATAACATCTCCATCACTTAGCATAGAGTTAAGAGTTGTACTTCCGTCTCCACGTAAGTTAAGAGTATAGTTACCTGATGCATTACTTGTAAAATATAAAACACTTTGTGTCTTAATATCGTAGTTAACCGTACCTGTCGCAGCTGTTGCTGCTATAGTAGAGTCTTCTACAATTTTATCTAGTTTTATATCATTACCAGTAAAATCTAATGCTGTAGTTAACTTGGCTACTGTTACGTTAGCGTCTGTTATCTTAGCAGTTGTAACTGCATTATCTTCTAATTCTGATGTTGATATGGATGCTCCTGCTATCATTTTTTCCTCGCTGTTTGTCTGGCTCTAGCAAACTGTTTAGCTGTAGGTGCACCCTTTGCACCTTTCTTTCTCATCTTCTCACCACGCTTACGCTTGGCATGTATGTTTGCATATAAACCTTTTCTCATTTCTTTTTCTTTCCTTTACCTAATAAATCTTTGTCAGCTTTTCTTGCTCCCCCTTTACCAGATACAAAACTTTTTACTCTGCCCATAGCCCATGCATGAGCTGGTACATTTCTAGAACCTGAGCTATAATAAGCCCCCATTCCACGCTTGTACACCTTTTGAAGTGTCTTTTTACTAAACCTAGATGCTCCAGGTATTCCACTAAAACTAGGCACGTTTTTTCCTCCTATCCTTTGCTCTTGACTTACTTATCTTATCCATCATAGCTGGTGTTAACTTACCTGCTTTGTAGAGTTTACGAGTATTCTTTATCTCCTTTTCTCTAGCTGATGGACTCTTAGTACCTGCCACATACTTTTTAGGTACGCCACCTTTTGTTTTTGGTACTTTCTTAAACTTCCTCATAATGCAAAGATTTTGTTTGAACCTGAATCAAAGATTATATCTACGTCTGCACCATTTGATGTAAATGGTAAACCTGTTGCAGTATCAATGTATGCAATCAAATCACTTGTAGATGCTGAACCTGAATCTTTGTAAATAATTAAGGCTTCAATACTTGTACCTGCTGATGGTGTAGTAAATGTAGCATCTGCTGCATCAAACACACCTGATGTTACAGTTTTACTTCCTAATGTTACTGGTGTACCTAACACTCCTGATACATCACTATAGTGTTCATGTGATGCACTATATGTGTATGTTCCTGTATCTACTAAAGCAATCTTAATTGTATCTGATGACATATTAATAGCACCAGATAAAAATGCTTCTTTTGCTTTTGGGTATATTGCGTTTGCCATGTTTCCTCCTATTGTAACTTCATGGTTATATTCACGAGTTTGTTTATTTCGTCTTGCTTAGCAAAACTTGCTAACAGCAACTGTGCTGTTGTTAAATATTGTGCTGCTCTTTGAGCATCATTCATATGCATTCCCCAGAACATTGCTGCTGTATAAGTAATCAATGCCTGTGGATAGCTCTTTGTTATACTATTCTTATCACTATCAGACTGTAAATCTGCAGGAAATAAACCTAGCATAAGTCTTATTTTATTGTCTTGTTCTGAGCTACCAGGTCTAGGGTATATATGAAATGCGTTGTTTACTCTGTATCCTTGTTGAGGTATACCTGTATAATCTGCACGAGTAGCTCCTGATGTGTTGTAACTTACACCAAATTTAATAGTGTCTGATGAGTAATCAAATGTAGGTCTACCATATTTGATACTTGGAGTGTAGTTACCTGCTTCATTAAAATCTATAGGACTTCTTAAATGTATAGGATAGTAAACATCATCACTACCTGATACATCTATATAATATGCATCTAGTATTACTTTTGTTCTGTTAGGTAAGTTATATTCATCTGTCTTTGCAGTTACTTCTCCACTTGTAATTGTATGTGTATATACAAACTCATCATATACTGATTGCACAGTATTACCAAATAGCTCTACTGCTATGTTGATTAAGTCATTTATAACATCATCTATACCACTAAAGTTTCTACCTATTATACTTTTTACTTTAGTACGTATATTACTTCTATCATAGTTTAATTCACTTCTCATTTGCCACCATTCTTCTCAACCCAGTCTTTACCTACTTTTTCTGCACCAGGTACGAGATGATTATTTGTATTTCTAACTTCTTCCCTTACGTCTCTACTTGCTCCTATATTATAGTCACTAAGACTACCTATGTTCATATACTTAGTTTCAAATATTATATGGTCTGCTACACGTTGACATAGGGCATACCCCATGTAGCTAAACACTTTTGCTTTACCTGTAAATCCAGCTCTTGTAGCACTGGACAGTTTAGTAAATACTAGCTGATACCAAGAGTTATCTTGCTCAGTCCAGGATTTAATAAACTGCATCAATTCAGAGTTAGGTTCTGCTAATAGGTATAACAGTTCTAGTTCTAAGTCTGTTGATGTATGACAGTTAAACGTAGGACCAGAGGACAAGACTCTAATCAGCTTGCCCTCTCTGTCCAAAGGATTAAAGTGTACTCTATTTAAGTGCACTCTATACCACATTTAGGCAACTCCATTACCGTCAGGAATTAACTCGTAATATACAAGATAATATCCGTCACCAGCTGTTGAGCCACCAGCACCTTGTACTTTTCTTTCAAAGTGTAAGATGTCAGTGTCAGCTACAAAGAAGGGAGTTAAAGCCGCTTCTATTGTAACACCAGCTGCTGTAGTATTTGGAACTGTCAATGTTACTTTCTCAGCTCTAGATACACTACCTACTGTGTCAGTATAATCTAATGATACTACTGGGTCAGTAGACGTAGCTACAACTGCAGTTTGAACGATAAATTCAAATCTATGGATAACCATAGGATGATTCACCTTGAAGGTAAAATCATCACCAGCTGTTCCATCAAGGTCAGCTGATACTGGAATTATCATAGCGTTTACTTTACTATTAAAAGCCATTGTTATTTACCTCCTAGTCGTTAGAATGAATTCTAACTAAGTGATACTCATTGTCAGTTGAATTAGTCCAAACTTTTTTGAACCCTGTCAATGCGTTCCATGCAATACCTGTGAATCTGTTGAAGTCCCAGTTCTCTACCATAGTAGATTCTGGTTCTACAAGAGCTTCAACTACTGGCTCAAAGCCACAGACAATTGCTTCACCATTATGTGATGACCCACCGATTGTGTTAGAAAGAACATTGTTCTCTTCTATCATTCTCATTCCAAAGTATTGACCAATTTCACCATTGATTAAGTTCTCTGGTTGGTCATATTTGTGTAAGTCTATGATTCCGCCTGTTGCTGTGTCTTCAAACAGCTTAGCCATTGCAAATGGTGAGAAGATTCCTAAATAAGAATTTCCATCCCATTTTGGTACATTATCAGTTTTAAGATTTCTGATTATGTCTCTGATGTGGGCTGCTGTAATAGCTGCTCCAGCACTTGTGCTCACAGTACCATCTTTGTCTAATGTTCCTGCTGAGCTTGAAGTTGGTGTGTAGAATACATCTGAGTTCTGGAACTCTGTACCAGCAACCTGGTCCATAGATTCAGCTACGTTCATAGCTAATATCTTTTTAAGAGTTTCATCTACAGAATATTCTGCTAATGTTTGTGATTTTTTAGTGTATGATACACCATTACCATACTCTGCTACAGTTACCTGTACAAAACCTACGTTAGGTTTATTCATAGGCAATGATTGAAGTTCTGAAATAGTACCAGTAGCTTTTGTTAACTTCTGATATTTTTCAATTTCAATTGTTGAGCCTTTGTTTCTACCAAATGCTTGAATTGGTTTTGCCAAGTTTCTGAATTGCATCATGTTTCCTGCAACGAATCTGATGTCACTGTCCATTTTTAATTTGGCAAGTCTGTCGGATTCATTAAGAAAACTTACTGCTCCTTGTGGCATAACTTATTCCTCCTAGTTATTAATTTAAGGTTTCTTTTCTTTTTACAGTAGCTTGTTGACGATATCTCTTGAGCATGAAGTCAAAATAGTCTTGGTCATCCCCTAGAGGAGCATCGTTTTCAGGCTCCAGTTTGTTAATTGGATTACTGGGAGTTCTACCAGTTGTTTCCATATTCCCTTGTGGGGAAACTTCTTTCTTCTCTGCTTCAGCATCCTTCTTGTCCTCAGACTCAGGCTTCTTAATAGCTTCAAATTTACTTACAGTAGACTTGAATCGTTCCTCTACAGGCTGAGCTTGGTCACTCGCAAGAAGTAAAGCATCAAAGACTTCTCTGTCTAAATCAGCTAGACCATCTGTATGTTTTGCATATAGTCTATCTGCCTTAGCCATGTTTGCAGTATACTGAGCCATCTCTTCGTTAGACATCTCATTAACAGATTTTCCACCTGGTAGCAACTGTTCAGCTGCATCCTTTGGTTTTATTTGGATTCTGTCATCAGTTTGCTCTTCAACTGCTTCATTCTGTGTCGTTTCTTCTGACATTGTTTAATACCTCCATAAGTTGTTCTGGTGATTGAGGTTGAGCGGGTGAGGCTCCCTCTGCACCCGTTGGCATTGCACCAGGTCCACCCTGACCCTTAAGCATATCCATGTTTATGATATCCTCTGGATTTTCATCAAAGGATTCAAATATTCTCTGTACGAATTTGACTGGGTCTAATGCCTGGGCAACTTGAGGCATATTACCAATTACGTTGATAATTTGCATCAACTTCTGAAAATTAGTCATCTTCAGAACTTTGCCAGAGATACCCTTGACTGTTAGTGTTGAATCTTTTATAGCGTTTATACGCTCATTAAAACTCATTACCTTCAGTACGTCCAATGCTTCTGAATCTTCAAGGGATTTGCTGTAGTCAAAATGAGATACATCATTCATGTAAATTAACTCTGTGTGTAGAATTAACTCTAGAGTAGGTTCTATAATAGCCCTCTCTATCTCATTAGCTATATCTGCAAAGAAACCAGATGTTTCTTGAGATTTCTGACTTATTTCAGAAGCTGTTGGTCTGCCTTTACTAGTTGGTTGTCCTTGAAAGAACTCGTTTTGGAACGACCTATTTTGTATAAGTCTATCAAGTACAAATAAAAGGTTTGTAGCATTGGGATTAACCGAGTTATTATAAACTTGGTTTATAGTTCCAGTTGACGTTACAGGATATAACCTACCTGGTACGACCGAGCCAAACAAGTGAGCTTTACCTGATTCTATATTATTGGTTACTACTTCGTATACACCTAAAGTATTCAGAGTAAAAGCGTCAAGTAACAGGTTCATTGATTCAACATAAGAACTTAACAAAGACCTAAGCTTTGTTATGTACCCTCTACCATATCTACCTTTCAGTACCTTCATAGGAAATCCTACTATGTAAGGGAACTGACCTTTTGGTAAGATATTCTTACCGTAATAGACGACATGTTCTTTATTAGCTATAATAAAGTGCACATGCTCATCTAGCATTTTTCCTTTTTCATCTGTTAAACACTTACTATATACATAGTCTAATGATACTGTAGGTCTGTGACTATAGTCATCATCAGTGTGCTTATACAGATTTCGCATAACTTTTTCACCGTTTTTCCAACCGTTTACTTCAGCCATGCTTATAAAATCACCTACATCAACCTCTTTCTTTTCTATAATATACATGTTACCCACAGGGTCTAAACGCATATTCATAGGGTCAATGTTGTTTATTTCTGTTTTTCCTACTATACTGTCTGTTGTACCATACTCACCACTATCTGGGTCATAAGTAGGATAGCTTTCAGACTTATAGTTGTAATTTACTTTTGTTATATATGGGCTTGTAAGTAAAGCCATTTTCAATGCATCACCAAAAATCATAGGAAACTTGTTAGTTTTTAACACAGCTTCTACGAGTTTTGATAATCCAGCTTTTACAGCTGGGTTAGGATGTTCTATTGTAAAGTATTTATTGTCACTAGACATTAATATTCTAACAAAGAAGTTAGTCATTCTAACTATCAAGTTATCTACTATAGGGTCTTTTATCTTAGTTTGCCAGGATAGTTTGTTTTCAAACTGGTATTCATCCATGTAAAACTTTAAGTTTTCTTGCCAGTCTTTTCTAACAGCAACAAACCCTTCTTCAGCTTCCTTGTCTATAAAGTTATAATACTTTATTATGTCTGATTCTTTCATTATTCTCTCCAAACTGTAATCCAAAATATGTAGGCTCTTTTGGAGCTGCTACTTGTTGATTCATCAGTTTCTTAGATACATAGAAACATCCTAGTTTAAATGCATCTGATACGTGCTCGTAGTAATTATCTTTTCTAGGTTGACCTGTTTGCTCGTGTCTTGTATATCCTGCTAAACATTGCATAAGTAAACTACAATGTTTAGAATCAAACCTAAGCATAGGCTCACCTTTTGTAAATTTTTTTAACTCATCATTAACTTGTGCGTGTGACATATCTCTTTTAACATATATTGTATCTGCTTTTAATTTTTTATTAAGAAATATATCCAGAGCACTGTTAACAGATACATCATATTTTCTATTAGCATCATGTGGGAGTATATCCATCTTCTCAACAACTTTAGGTAATACTTCATTGCAATAACTGTCCACCTCATCTATAAAATCTGTAAGCTGTGTATTGTGTCCCATCATGCTGAATAATACATTCTTTCTACCATGTTTGTCAATCTGAAATCCTACACATGCAGGTCTAACAAACCCCATATCCCAACTTCTCCACAAAGTTCTTAATGGGTCATACTGGTCAACTAAATCATCTACAGCATGTTGTTCACAAAAATCAGGATAAACTAATGCACCCTTTGGTTGTAACTGAAACTTACCACCTTCACTAAATCTCCAGTGCATAGCTGATTCTGTAAATCTTTTCTTGTATCTTTCTATCTCTTCTTTTTCTAGAGATAGATTGTCATATACATCTATAAAGTGAAACGAAGTATCTTCATCTTCTTCGTTTCTACCAAAAATATCTTGTACTATGTAGTTGCTGGTAGCATCTTCTACAATAAAACTCATGACCATTTTACCAGACTTTCTTAATAATCTAGCAAGAATCTCATCATGCATAGTGTGTGATGGACACTCATCAAACCAACAATAGTCAATACCAGACGCTTGTAGGTTTTGTGTTTTCATTTCAGCAGATTTAAATTCTAGGATTGTACCGTCCCAGAATTTTACAAAATCAATACATCTATTTTTACCCCAGGCTACTTTGCCTCCACGTTTTTCTATACTCTCTATAGAGGGCAGTAGTCCTATGTCATTGGGCGTATCAGTTGAGAACAAGTGGACCTGACTTGAGGTTCTTTGAATGTCAAATGAAGGACTAAATGCCCAGATAATTCTGTTACCATATTTAGGTTTTTCTATAGTATAGTTAGGGTGCCAACCTATAACGTTGTAAGCCGTCTTAGCAGCACAACAATAAGACTTGCCAGAACTATTATTACCATGTACGTAAACACTAAAATGGTTATCGTCCACAATAGGCTTTTGTGCAGGATACGGTTTAAAAAAGAAAAGATTCCCGTACCAGTATTGTAATTCTGCTTTAACTTTTTTATCAAGGTTAGCAAATTCCTCAGATGTCATGTTGTGAATCTTATGCCACAACGCTAACATCTTTTCATCTTTGTACCACCAGTCTCTTATCATAAAATTCCAAACAGGTTGCTCTGGCTGCAATTCTCATTGCCTGTGCCACAACCCGCTTTACTTCTTTTTTGCTTTCATTTGTTTCCGATATGGAGTTTGTATTACTTTTTTCTTTTTTCTTTCTTGTTGTTTTTTAGCCACGTTACTCATGACTCTACCTAGACTTCCTGATATCATTCTTTTTTTACCTGGCATTATTTTTTCTTCCTTCTGGTATTACCATAAATAATTTTGTCATATCTGCTTTTAGCTGCAGCAGACTTTTTTACGTCAGCTTTCTTTTTAGCTTTACTAGCTACCTTTTGAAATGCAGCTTGTCCTGGACCTTTTTTCTTTGGTCTTCCTACTTTACTTCCGTATGTTCCTTTACCCATTGGCATAATAATAATCTCCTATTTCTTTTTATGTCTAGCTGCAAACTTACGTGCAGCCTCTACGCTACCAAACCCCCATTTTTTTAGGGCTAGTGCTTTCCTGGTTGGTCTACCCTTGCTATCTTTCATAGGTCCTTTCATACCAGCAAATCTTGCAGCAAAACTAACACGTCTTGGATTTGTGCCTTTGCTAACAGGAGCTTTTAGATTAGCCCCTTCTTTTCTTTTAAAGTGGGCTCTACCTGCGGCAGTTAGTCCACCTGTTTTACTTTTGTGTTCTTTTCTCATTGACAACCCTCTTAGCTCTTTTCTTTACAGTTCTTTTTAGTTTTATATCCGTGCCTTCTCTGGCTACCCATGCAGGTAGGTATCTATTAGCAGGACCATTGATTTGGTCTAAAACATTGTCAGAACCAGGCAGTTCCTCACTGTACTTTTTCATTCATTTCCTCCCAGGCTGTCTCTGACAAACTAGAGATTGCATCATGTACAGTAGCTATTTCTTCTTTGTCCCTGTTGGCTACCATGCTAGCTCTGAGTTGGTCTTTGAGTATAGTCTGTTTTAATTTTAATAATTGCAGGGATTGTGCTTTATCATTCTGTTTATCAGCACGTTTTATTCTTGTTTCTATATCAGTTAGTTGTTGTTCATATCTGTCAAACACTGTGTGAGAAAATTTTGGGTCAGCAAAATTTTTAATCTGTACTTCTAGTTTCTCCATAAAGGCGTGGTACTGTGGTGTGTTTTTAATACTGTCTAATATGTTTTTTACTGTTTTGTGATTTATGCTTAGCTCTTTACCAGCTGCTCTGTATGACCAGGCTAGTCCGTAGCATACCTCTAAAAATTTAACTATTTTGTTTTCATATACAGGAATGTCTGGGAATAAATTCTGTAATGTTTTGTTCATACTTCCCCCTTCTTTTCAAAGTGTGTCATGCTTATCTGTCTTTTACCTTCTCTGTGCCTACGTTCTCTGTGCTTACCAATATGTTTCCATATTAGTTTGTAAATGTCAACCCCTGATTCTAGTTGGTCTAACAGGGCATCATGGAGTATATCCTCTGAATCTTGCTGAGTAAAGTCAAACATGCTAGCACGTTTGTGGGTATATGCACGTAATTGTTGGTAATCCTTGTGTTGCATGCTCTTATAATATATATAGTTCAGAACAGTAAAAGTCAAGCACTAGTATAAAACACGTAGATTATACTATAATATATACTATAAAGTATATATTAGGTATACACTAGATGTATATACATG